TTGAACGTGTTGCCGATCAGCTGCGTGCCTTGTCCCATGGTCGCTTGGCCCAGGCCAAAGGCCGCGTCGAGTCCGCGGGCGAAGGGGTCGAGGGCGCCGTAGCCTTCGGCCAACACGACGCGGCGGCCGCGGCGGGCGAGGTCGAGCTGGTTGGCGCCGAGGGCGAATTGCCTCCTCTGCGCTTGCTGTCCAAGCGAATACTCGTCGGCAGACGCCGCTCGCTGCGTGCGGGCAGCCTGTTGTCCGAGCACATAGTTTTCCATTCCCATGGCGGCTTGGCGGCGCTGCGCCTCCCGCTGACGAGCAAAAGAATCTCGGTTAAGTATTTCAGCCGCCGAAGCACCGGCGCCGGTTCCGAGGCCGCGAGCGGAGAACGCCGAGCGAGCCGACTGCTGGGCATCGCGCAGCTCTTCCGGCGAGAGGGAACGTCCCAAGGCGAGGTCGCCTTGCGCTCCAGACAGAAGTTGTTGCTGAATAGCGGTCGGCCCAGCGGCCAATTCCTGCTGCGCTTGATTGACCATCATGCGCTGGATGTCTGTCGGTCCCGCTGACAAATCCGCTCTGGCCTGCCGAGTTAGTTCGGCTTCAATGCCGCTTGGTCTGCTGGCGGCTTTCAGCTCGTCGTCCAGAACTCCGCGTGTTTTGGCGAGATATTGGTTGTCCAGCTCGCCTGCGACCTGACGGGCCGTGCCGAGCTGCTGACCGATCATCTTCGGATACAGACGCTCGAGCGAACGCTCCTGCTCCTGCATCTGTTGAATGGCCGACCGCGTCGCCGCGGCATACATCTTGTCGTAGTCGATTGGTGCCGGTGACGCTGGTTGCGGCACGTTGTAGGTAATGTTTCCACCACCGCCGCCGCCGAAAATACTGCTTATCACATTGCCCATATTATTTCCTCCTTGTTGCCTTTTCTAATTTATCCCATCGGTGAATCCTGATGCGCCCATCGCGGGCGCCACGAAACCATGACATATATTGTTGCGGATACGGAAAGATCCGCATGGCCTCTTCGACTGGATTCTTGCATCCCGCTGATGCGGCCAAAGTGACATGCCAGCAATTAGGTGTGCCTGACTCAAAGTTTTGCTCCTCCGCGTTCCAACAGCGTGCATGGCCCATGAGGAAAAACTCCGGCGAGTTCCACACATAGCCCGCCGACAGATGCTCGCCGACCGCTTCCCAGAAATCTTGAGTCGAGTGCTCGTCCCACCAGTGTTTTGCGCGTTCCCATGGGGTTATCATGCAGGGGCATTACTTCAATTCGTAAGAAAAGTTGAAGTAGTAGAAGGTCGCCGCCGTTCCGTGCGGCAAAAACCGGAACCGTATTTTTCCGGTGCCACTTGGGTAAACTTGCCCGAACCCGTTGGCCGGAGATGTCCCGCTGTCGCAATGGACGATAAATCCGGCTCCGTCATCGACACTTAGAAGCGACGTGTTTCTGGTGGCCAGACCGCCACCGCCGAATTGGGTGGTGTTCGGGCCGGTGGCCGTGAAGACGGTGCCGACGTTGTTGTCCGCAGCGCCGACCGTTGTGAAGTCCGAGCCGCCGACAAACAGGATTGTGTAGGCTGAACCCGCAACCAAGTCCCGAATCGGAAACGTCAGCAGGATCGGAGCCTCAATGTCAAACTGGCAGGCCGTTCCGGTTGCCGTAGGATTGATATTAAACCGGCCAAAGGCCGACACGGTGTTTCCAATGCGACTAAAGAAACACTGAGCTGGACTGACATCGTCAAGATTGACCATTGACCCACTTGCAACAACCGGCGTGAAGCGGTCTGTCATAAGCTGTGCCACATACGGGGCGCGCTTGATGCCAGAAGCAGCCGAGCCAAACCTAATTTGCTCCTCTACCCCAAACCCCCAAAAGTTGATTCCGACCTCCGGCTCCACGAATTGTTCCTTGCTCGGCACTCCATCAAGCCGAACGCCCGCCGAAAACCTTCCGTCGAACGAGTTGCCAAGGACGCGCAAGTCTGGCTGACGGCCTCCACCAGCGTCCCAGTTTGTTAGGCGAATGCCGTTGCGGTTGCTCGTTGAGCTTCGCTCCATCCTGTTGTTGAGAATCTTTGCGTCGTGGCACTGCTCAAGTCGAATGTCGTAGGCAGTTCCCTCGGAGTCTTCCGCCCTCTGCCCATAGTTGGCATCTCCTTGAAAGGGATTGCTGTGATAGAAAAGGATTCGCTCGATGTATATTTGCTTCCTCTTGCGGACATAGACCCCGTTATCGCGGTAGTTCATGTGGCCACCCAAAATGGTCAGCGAAGGCTCAACGCCTCTAGCCGTGGCAGCGTCGATGCGGATGCCGTCCTTGACAGCAACGGCCACGCAGTTGATGAACCGCCCTCCCTCTACACGCCTTGCGTCCGAAAACGCATAAAAGCCGACCTTGTAATGACGCGCCATGCAAGAATCGAGCAGCGGGCTGTAGCAGTCAGAAACGTCGATGCCGTAATTCCCCAAGTAGTCAGCAGAGTCGTCTTTGAAAAGGACTCCGAACTTTGAGTTTGTGGCATCTTCGTTCTGCGAAATTTCCACATCTGTGTCGTCCGGCTCCGTCGAAAACCGTTGCGACGGATTGCCGACAACCACGTTCGTCAGCACTGGGCGCGGCGAGTTTTTCACTACAACGCCGCGAGTCCAATATGCGGGAGTAGCAATGTCGTTGACCCCGCCTGTGCTGGTCACGATGTCAGGGCTGGTTATGAAAATGTTTTGTAAACTAACGCTTTCAGTCGATGCCGCCCCCCCTTGATTTTCCTCGATGTGCAGGGCCGTGCCGCAGCTTCCGCTTTGGGCGATAGCACGGATACTAATGTCGGAGATTTTGGCCGACAGTTGCGAGCCGTTTTTGTAAAAGTAAAACGCACCAGAACTGTTTTCCGCGCCGTTCACGGTAAAGATTGTCTCGCTGGTGCCAGCGCCCATCATGTTGACATAAGGGGCTGCTGTGTTGTTTAGCTGAACTCTGGTTGCCAGCCGGTAAGTGCCATTAGGAACATAAAGCGGCCTCTTGTTCTCAGAGCAAAATGTAACGGCCGCTTGAATGGCTGGGGCGTCGTTTGCCACGCCGTCGCCCACGGCACCAAAATCCTTTGCGTTGACCACATCGGCGAAGCGATCCGCAAGAGAGCGAGCGGCCGTGCCGCCAGTCGCCGTGATGGTTCCGATCTTTGCTTGGATCACCGCGCCGTCCGCAAGGTCAGCGGCTTGGATGTTGGTGATGGTCGATGAGTTGACCATCTGATTGAGCTTGGCCGGTGTGACGATTTCGCCCGATGTCCATGAGTATCCTGTCGTTGCTTGTGCCATAATTATGCTGCGTGTCTGGTCTCAGTGTTGGGCAGGCCAGAGGCGGTGCCCTCAACGGAGACGTTGCGGATTTCTGGCCGGTTGGCCGTGGTTTCAAATTCCAGCTCGACATAATGCGCCTTGCTGCGAATGGGGTTCTTTAAGGTGTAGTCTTCGGCAAGGCCGGAGGTGTTGGTCTGGCCGGGAACCAAGGTTGTCAACGTGTCGGGGTTGACCGTGGCGGCGCGGACGGTGACGGACGCTTGGTTTGGCAGATACACGTCGGCTAGTGATCGCAGGAAACGCTTGTTGTGCATGTTTCCAAAGCCGTAACGGCGCGTGCGAATGCGCCCCGGCACCGGCTCAATCACATTGGCCGCTTCGTTAGGCATCTGGTCGCCTTCTTCCAACTCGTCGAGCATCATCAGCTTGCCAGCACGATTACTGACAAAGACGCGGCGCTCACCACCGGAGTCTGCCACGGTAAAGTTTTCCACCCCAAAGCCCATGAGGTCTTTGCTCTCCCACTGCTCGTTGAGCTGGCTGTAGACGAACATGGTGGTCACGCCGGGATCACCCACTAGCGGCACCGCAATGTAGTAACGGTTGTTGTGGTAAAGGCCGACCGACCTGTAGGCGAGTGTCGCGTTGATGCGGTCGAAGTCATCGCTGATCGGGTCACTGAGGGGCTTGGTATCTCCGCGCAGCTTGAGGTCGAGCTTGGCGTCGAGGCGATGCACGCCGGAATCCGATAGGAAGTAGACAAAGTTGCCCGCCGTCTGAATGCTGCGACGCGCCGAGCAGCCGATCTCGTCGGTCAGCATGGTGAGCTTGCTGACTGGTGTGTCGATGGAAAAGTCGCCGCCGTCTGTGCTGGCAAACTGGTTGACCTCGGCAAGCCAGATGCTCTTGCGGCAGAATACCAAGAACGTGCCATCCACCCAAGGATGCACGGCGATAACGCGGTCGCTGCCGCCCACGCCGATACGGAAGGATTGCCAGTAGGGGTCAAAAGTGTCGGGATCGAGGATGTCGGAAAGCATCAAGTTCTGCCGACCATCCGGCACGATGAGCCGGTTGTTGATGTAGTGCGCCCATGGTGCCGAGCGCATGCGCCGGTAGGTAATGCCAACATCGGGGATGCCCGCCGTGGCGCGGACGAATCCGGTGGCGGGATCGCCGCTCCAGTAAAGCGGCGGCTTTACACGGCGGACGCGAATGCCCGCCACATTGCAGCCGGTATCGACCACCCCGCTCGGAACCGTAATGGTGAAGGAGTCTGTGGATGCAGTGACAACATCGTATTCGTGGCCGTTGAACGCCTCTTTTGCCGCGCCCTCGATGCGGACGCGCATGCCAGCGGTGTATCCATGGCCGGTGACATTCACGGTCGCCGTGGTCGTGCTCACCGTAATTCCCGAGGCATTGGTATACTGCGTTTCCCATCCCGGTAGCGTCGTGTCCGCCTCTCGCAGCAAATACATCCGGTCGAACGCCTGCACCATTTCGACGTTGTCGGTGTCCTCGATGATCTCGTCGGGGTTTGTCGGATAGCTCAAGACCGTTGGCAATGTGCTGATGATGATGGTGTCGCTGTCGTTAGTGACCAAATCATTCTCAGCAATGTTGTTGCCGTCCTCGTCCACGCCGACAATCCCGCGACTCCACGCGGCCGAGCTGAAGATGCGGTCATCGCTCAAATACGTCCACGCCTTGTCGCCGCCCGCCAAGATGATAACCTCCATGCTATTGGTGTCATCGGGCGACCGCATGACGGCACTGGTGAAGACGCCGCCACTATACGACGAGCGGACAATCGGGGCGTCAGGCGATGGACTAAGAACGAACGGCACGGTCAGCGGCACCTGCCCCGCATTGATCTCGTCGGCCATGCGCTTGGCGCCCTTTCGCGTCACGGCCACGCCTCGGTCAAGGCGCATATTCTCACTCGCCTGCAAAATGCCAGCGGGCAGCGTCACGGGATTCAACCGGCTGGCGTAGCCGATGAATCCTGCGTCGCCGTCGCGGACAGTCTGTGAGTCGAGGGCCATGCGTTAAGAGCTAGTGACAGCCTCCCACGCGGAGCCGTTGTAGAAATTGAGCTTGTTGGTCGTCGTGTTGTAGACCATGAGACCGGCCGGTGGTGTGGATATGGCGTCTCGCTGGGCGCCCGTCATGCGCGGTGGGAGGAATCCCTTGGTCGTGCTGGACACGTCGAGCAGCGCGGCTGCATTGGCCGTGGTTCCAATGCCGACATTGCCTGCACTGTCGATGCGCATGCGTTCGGTGGTTGCATTGGCTCCGTCAGCGGTGGTTGCCAGCAGAATTGCTCCCGGCATGTCGTCCACACCGGGCGTTCCGTCTGCCACAAAATTGATCGCGGCCGCTGCCACAAATTTTACACCATCGGAGCCAGATGCGCGGATTGACCCGAGGTTGTCTGACGGGCCGACGATTGTGTGGGTTCCTATCGTGTTTGTTTTGCTCCGAGCGAACTCCAACATCGGGCGCCGTGTTCCGGTTGAAGAGAAAAATGCGAATGCAGTCAGGCCGCTGCTTGACGTGTCCGATCCAACGCATTGAAAAGTTGGCGTGCCTTGGCTTGTGTCGATGATTGCCGTGTGCCCTCGCACCACCGATCCTCCGGCATTGACGACAAATGGCGTTGCGTCTGGGTTTGTTGAGTCTTCAATGACAAGCGCGTTCCCACTGCCCTCCTGCGTGATACGCACGGCATCCGTGGTGTCGTTGTGGGCGACTGTAAGCCTTGCGGTGGGTGATGCTGTGTTGATTCCTACGTTGCCTGCGCTGGTGATGCGCATGCGTTCGGTCGGAGTTGCAGAGCCTGCTTCGGCCGTGCTCAACAGTAATCGACCGGGAACGCTGCCTGCGCTTGGAGTGCCATCAACAGCTCCATGAATTTGAGATGAGCGCACAAATGCTGATCCGTCGCTTCCTTGAAAAATAATATGACCAATACGGTCGTTATTGTTTACTACCGTGTGCGTTCCTAGAGATCCACTACGCGAACGAGCAAACGATAAATGCGAGGCTCCGCTTCCAGCCACATAGTTCTGAATGCTGGCTCCAGCGTAAGATCCGCTTGCCGCAGTCTGCAATAAGTCGGTGACGCTGGAGTTGTTATAGTCAACAGTGGCAGACGCTTCAGTATTGCCAATGACAACTCTTCCTGAGTTTGTAACAACAAATGGCGTTGCATCGGGGTTTGTTGAGTCTTCAACTAAAAGCGAGTGTCCAGTGCCCGTCTGAGTTACGCGGAGGGCGGCATTGCTATTGTCGGTTCCGCTAATCACGCTGCCTGCTCCGGCCGCAATAGGGCCGCACGTCAGGGCGCCCGCGGATAGATTCAACGGCGTGTCGCCTGCGCCGGAGGCAATAAGGCCGACCTCCTGCAAGCTGTCGAGCAAATCGGCGGTGACGGCCGGTTGATCGACCGGCGTTGCGTTCCAGAATCCAAGGAGCTGGTTGGCGTTGGTCCCAATCTTGGTGCCGTTTGAGGAATCCAGCGCATTGTTTTTCTCTGCGCGGATGCAGTCACCTTTAAGGTTTCCGGCCGTGATTTTCTTGGTCACGCCCGCGTCAGAAATAAGCAAAGTGTCTGCCGAGTCATCCGGCGTGGCGGCGAGGGCGGTGAGTTGGTCGATTGTTTTGGCCATGTTAAATGATGTCCTTTCTTGGGTGTGTTAAAACGTAGCTGACGGTTTTGGCGTTATTCCTTTTCATCTCGGACTCGACGAGCGAGATAAAGGCGGGCCACTGGGCGGGCGGCAGCGTCTGGCATCCTTCGCTGTTGGTGCGGGTGATTCCGCCGCGATGGATATTGATGCCGAAGTGGCCGGTTTCTTCCTTGCCGCCGTCACGCATGACGGTCACGGGACCGGCTTGGACGAGCGCCTTGTAAGGGTTGCCGCGAGAGATGCCGTGCCGTCCGATCTTGTAGCGATAGACGCCGGGTTTCAGCGAAGCGTAACCCTTGCCGTTACTGGGGTTCTTGCCGCTGCGGCTTGGGTCCACGTTCGCGTTGTAGGCGATGTGCGCGTTTGGCGAGATCAGGACAATGGCGTCGTCATACAAGCCTCTGTCGTTCTTGCCAACCGCGCCCATGGAATCCCGGTAATACCCGCGAATGCCAACCAGACACACCGGATCGCTAACTCCGGCGGCTTTTAATTGCCGCTCGGTGTCTGCGCGTTTTTGCTGTGGTCGGTTTTTTGGGATCATGGGTGAGCGTGGAGCGTGGAGCTGGGAGCTTGGAGTTACTTGGACGGCTCCTTCACCGTTTTGGCGTCGAAGGTGACGGTGGCTTGTTGCTTCAAGAAGTCATAGCCGACCGTGACGCAGCCAGCCGCAAGAGCAGCCCAGCACGCGGCGAGGATCGCAACTGCAATGAGTTTTGTGGCGCGGGCGTGGCTCATGGAGTCAGAGGCGTGCCGAATTATCCTTCGCAACAATTAGCCCCCAGCCGGCGGTGATCGCGGCGAGGTGCATTGCCAGGTCGCCGACGGGCGTGCCTTCGAGGACGCTCTTGGCGACCGTGAGGGCGCTGATGAGGATGGTGATGACTCCGAGGATGGTCGTTTTGATGTTACGCATGGTTTTGTTCTCCTTATGATTTCCGGCGGTAGTCCCGGATGACTGAAAGTAGGGTGACGACGCCGATGGCCAGGCCGATGCCCAGGCCGGCGACGCGCAGGTAGACTTCGAGGGTCTG